CCAAATATTAAAAAAATAATAGATGCGATTAAAGTTACAACTGAGATCCAGGCAAGCATCTCAATAATAATTTCGTCTTTATTGTTCATGTCGATTTCTGTATATGTTAAATAATTCCTTTAAAGTCAAATCCTGTCCTTTGTAATCCCAAAGGTATATTGAAGTAAAATCGCACTCCACTCGCAACCATGTGACAAATTCAATGATCTCAATCAAATCGTCGTCCTTTGGATTGTATATTTGTCCTTTCATAATTTCTCAATTTCTCGTTTAACGTCGTCCAAATATTGATCAAATAAACTGCCTTTTGACGCAAAAAATAAACGTTCGTCAAAAAATCTAACTTGCTCAACTGCTATTAAAGCGCTTTTTTTAGCCATTTCGTGAGTCATTAATAAATAACTAGGTTTCATTTCAATAACTTGCTCAACTATTAAATTATTATACATTTTGTATAATTCAAAGGCTTTGTCTTTTGCTGTCATAATTTCTTTACAAAATTATCATTATAATCAAATTCCAATTGAAAATACTCTCCATTATCTAAATATTTAAAAGTATAAATCCAGTGATAACAAAAAGTTTTCTTTTGGTTGTTCCATCGCTTTGGCATCTGTAAATTTTTACCAGTTCCAACCATTCGAAACTCACGTCCTGCAGTTCCAATTTGAGGCTCTAAGTGAACGCCTATTTTATTGTTCTTTACTATTAAATAGTCCATCTTATAAATTTTTAAGCGCCCACTCGGCGTATTTAATAATTTTTTCAAAGTCCTCTTTGTCCTGGTCTTTTTTTCTCCAGCAATATTTGTCAATATTAAATTTGCAAATCGCTAAAATTTCCTCCTTGCTTAAGTTTGCCTCAGCTCTCTCAAAGGTATCAATTCCAATTTTGTATTGCTGCGGCTTTGTCACTCCATTTGCGTCGTAATTAATATCGGCGTATGGATTTGTAATTGTTTTTAAAAAATCTTTAGTCATAATATAAAAAATAAACCCTCCTCGATTGCTACCGCCAAGCGCAAAAGAAAAGGGATATTAATATTTTACTTTGGCGGTTGTACAAATATAATAATATTATTTTAATTCCAACACTTGTTGAATAGAAATTTTTGATAAATCTTTCCATTGGTTTGCCATTGCCTCAGAAATCCCTTTAAATGTCTTTGATCTTTTAGTTCCATCTCCAAAACTTTCAGCATACCATTTACTCATACGCTTTCCGCTTGAGAATGTAACAAACTCACCTTTTGACACTATTTTAGTTGGTTTTAAATAAGGCATATTTTTATACCATAAGCAAGTCGTTTTTTGAAATTCATCTCCAAAATAATAAGGCTGTATAATTTGGTCCGGCTCTCTCCAAATTTTGCTCATTATACAGATAGGATTTTCAATTACTATATGATTAATAGGAGCATTTGCTAACTTCATAAAAAACTCAATTGAGGCTTTTTGTCTGCCGTCTTTTATTTTCTCTTTAAAATGTCTTGCTCCGCTAACAGCTAAATGAGTACATGGAGGGTGCGCAATCATTAAATCATATTTACCACTATAAGCCTCAATTAACGCATCTCCTTGTATATGCCACTCCGGATAGCCTCCGCTACATTCTTTTATATCGCAACTATAAGCCTCAATCCCTAACTTTCTAAATTCAATTGTTACGGCTTGGCTCTCTTCACAAGCAATTAATACTTTCATTTTGTTTGAATATTTTAAGTGTATAATCTTTTTTCTTTAATACTGTTTTATAAATGTCAAGTTCAATCCCTCCTTTGCTAAATATCCAAAAGACCTCGTTTGATTGTCGTTGCATTGTCGTTAAACGATCTCGGCTTTGCCAATAACTTGTCGCACTGAAATCAATATTATAATAAACTAAATATTTGGCATTCTTTAAAGAGATGCCCTCACGTCCGGAAACGATTTGTAACGCAATACATTTGTCGCTATTGTCAAACTCCTCGACGTTATCGGTCAACTCATCTCCATAAATTAATTTTAATGCGTTAAATTCCTCTTTGAACTTATAAAAAATTGCAATCTTAACGCCTTTGAATTTTTCATATATAAAATTTGCCTTTGACAAATCAATAACCTTTGACGTTCCATCCTCAAATTTGCAAGTGCCTGAGCTTAGTTGATGGATTTTCTGCATCAATTTAACTCCGGTATCTCCGAGAATAACCTGGCCGTCGGTATTTTTAACAACTAAATTCTTTTTGAGTTTGTTAATTATTAGATTTGTGATAGGTTGCATCTCGCACTCCAGGACCATTTCGTTGACTGAGGTCGTAAATCCGGCTTGCGCCTGTGTAAAAGTTATAATATAGTGCTGTGTGGCTCTTCGTATTAACTGCTCATTTGCGGTGCTATAATCTTTAATCACCGCATAGCCTAAGCGTTTCTCTTTTACGTCAACGTAATCAACCGCCCACTTATAAAAATTAGTATATTGTTTAAAAGGCGAATGCTCGCTTATCCAAAATTGGTGAAACCATTGGGAGTGACTCTCTGGCGTTGGCGTTCCTGATAAAAAAATCATTGGCAATTTTGAATAACGCTTTTTAAATAGCTGAGCGACTTTGTTCGGCTTTGGATAAGCTCCAAAGCGATGGTGTTCGTCGTGTATAATCAAATCAAATTTTCCCTCAACTAAATGCAAGCTCTCATCGTTTACAATTGTAATGTCAAAATCAAATCCGAAGTTATCAAAATCCCACTGAATTGAGGAAATTGCTTTTTTCTTAGTTAAGAATAAGACATTTTTTGCTCCGAATAACTTTGCCGTGTTTAAAGCCGTCAAAGTTTTACCAGTTCGCACCTCCATCGCTAAATAAACGATTTTTTTATGTTTTAAAACCTCAACCGCTTGAGTCGATAGTTTTATTTGGTAGTCTCTGAGTTTCATAATTAAAAAGCAATATCGTCGTCCTCGACTATTTGAACGTTACTGGTTTGAATTGTAAACCAACGCATCCCGTTAGTATTTCCGTCGATATATTTTGCTCCTATAAAATTGCAATACTTTTGCACCCAAATATTAAACTTCTTATTTGTAAGCCATTTTTTATAATCCTGGTACTCGTTTGTAAAATTAGTATAATAAAAAGATTTTTCGAGTCTTTGATTGTGAGGCACGTTTTCAATATCTTTAACCCACTCTAAAAACTCCATTGAAGTCTCAGCAATAAATTTACGCATTTTAATATTTTTAGCGTTTTGAGGAACTAATCCCAATTTCAAATAAGATTGTAAACAATAAACCATGTAATTGTCAAATCGTTTGAAATCGTCCTCATCCCAGTCGTCAAAAAGTTGCCTGTTAAATTCGTCGTAAGGCGTCAAAGCCTTTCCGTAAAATTGAGCAAACTCAATTTCAAATCTACGACGATCGTGAGAATTTCCCTCTCCTTTTATTGCGTAATTTGTAGAGATAACCATTTTAGGACTCTCCTCAACTTTCAACTTAATAGCGTCTTTGTTTTTACGCTCCAAAGTCATTCCCTCAGTCACTAAACTAAATTTGCTTTCAAAGTCAAAATTCTTTTTAACGTCGTCAAATACTAAAACTTGAGTCTCTGGTGAGACAGTTTGATAAGGAAACGATTTTTTATCGTCAAATGACTTTCCGTCTAATATTGATATTTTTCTAATTTGTTTTAAACCTTGTACAAATAAACCCTTTCCAGTTCCTCCCTCCGGATTTTCGCTTATAACCTCATCGTTTAAGATTATAGCCTTATTGTTCATTTTGTTTTTATAAGTGCTTAAAAGGTAACCAACGACGCACTCAATAGCAATTGGCTCGTTGTTACTAATATTATTAATAAATGTTTTATATTCATTCTCTAAGTCTTCGCTTTGAATAAAATCTCTCGGTATAATTTGAGATTTCCAAACGTAGCCGTCAACGTCGATATAATCAACCAATTTTATGGAGTCTTTTGTAACTTCTAAAATTCCATTCTCAAACGCGATATAAGATTTTGTTTTAGTATCTTTTAGCATCATTAAATCGACGCTCTCAATCATTGATAAATAATTCTCTGAGAATATATTTTGGTAACTAGCGCAATAATTCCAAACGTCAATTTCTCCTCGATCCATTAAATAATTAAGTACGAAATCTTTTATTTTTTCGGCTGAGGTTTCGACTACTTTATTGGAGCTTATATAAATCCACGTCGCCTTTTGTGCATCGGATTGAAAATATTTTTTAAATCCATTACGCTCTAAAAATAATCGGTACTTTAAATTATCAATTCTCAGTTTATTTTTTTCGCCATATTGCCAAAAGTCTTCGTGTTCGGATGCTTCCTTTATTTCGTTGAATGTATCCTCCGAAATACCATATTTTTCGATTACTTCCTTTTTACCTTTTTTTAAATCTACTTTTATTGAGTCTATTTTATTATAATTCTCAAAATATTTTATATCGAAATTACGTTTTTTATAAGCGGATTTGATTGTTGTTTTAGCCTCTGTCTCGGAGAAGTCTCCTATCACTACATTATTAAGAATGTAACCCTCAGCATTTGCTTGAGTAATACCATACTCACAAAACGCTCCAGCCAAATCAAAAATAAAAGCGTTACGCTCTCCCTCTCTAAAATCTTTTTGCCAATTCCACTCCATTATTTTAGCGATAATTTTATCCTGGTCGGTAATTGGTAAAAGTGGCACTCTCTCCGAAACGTTAAATCCCTCCTCCTTTAAAATTGGATCAAAAATTTTAGCCTCCGGATTAAAATAAATATTCGGATCGTATGACTCAAAACAAACTCGGTCAACATTTGAGTTGCTTATATCAAAATAATCAAAATTAAATTGCTTTTGAAATTCTTTAAAAACTTTCGGATGAGTTTCTTTTGTCAGTTCATTTGAAACTTTAATCACTCCCTTAATTCCTATTCCGGACGGACTTATAAAAAGTAAGCAAAAATGCTTATTTTGTTTTAATGTCTCTAATTGTGAGAGCATCGTTTCAATGTCTGGATATTTGTCAAAATCGACAACCATCAAACCGGAATGTTGCTGGAGTGAGTTTGAATTTCTCTCTTTAAAAATTCCTCCAAATAAAATGCAAGGTAATTTTGTTTTGTTTTCTTTTGCTCCGTTTCGAACTAACTCGACAATCTCTTTTGAAGTTCCTTTTTTAATCCTATTGACTATTTTTTCAATTGGAACGTGAAAGGGTACGTCGGTCGACTTATATAAGTCCTTAAATACTGATACTATCATATTGTAAAAAAATAGTCCCTATTACCAGCAGTGGTAGTTGCGTGGTAATAAGGACTTAATAAAAAGTTAAAAATGGCTACCACTCCAAATATTTTTTAAAGATAAATAAAATTTTTTAATATACTAATTTTTTTTAATAATTTTTAAATAGTACACATTCAACACATTTTTTTTAAAAAAGTACCCCCCCCTATCTTTTTAAAAATTTGTTTTCTAGGGGAGTATAGAAAAACGCTTTAAATGTGTACTATTGGAAAAAAAAGGAGACATAAGTCTCCAATTTCCATTATTAACCAAACTAATTACTAAAAATCCAAATCGTCATCCTCGATAACCTCATCCGACTCGTTTGGGATAAGCGCATCTATTGGCTCAGCCTTTGCTAAATAGGTTTTTAAATAGGCCTCCAATACATTATAAGCCTCGTCCGCTAAGTCTGCCTCCGATTCGCTTAATGACTTATCAAAAGCAAATCCTGGCGTCGTATATTTAACAGCTCCTTTTTTACCCTCAACGGCTTTGTCAACAACAACCCACTCGTCTGTTAAACGTGATCGAGTTTTCGCTGTAAAATCTCCGTAACTTTGGCATGCTGCGCCCTTTAATTGTAAGTTAGCAATTGAGCCGTCCTCAAGCATACAATAAACGCTTTTAACATAATGCCCTCCGGCTGACTTAACTTTCTCTTTAATGTCTTTGTATAGACCTTTTGCAATTTCATTCCCTTTAAATGGTTTAACAACCATTTCGTCACGCGAGATAAATTTAACCTCGTTTGAATAAATCGAGCTTTCACTCGCATCGTTCCATCCTTTAATGGTGTGAAGTTCGTCCAATACTAAAAACTTAAAAGGCAATTCCAAAGATACATTTTCCTTTTTGTCTTTGTCGTAGTAATTAAAACATTTGTTGTTTGATTTCCACTCAACGAATTTAGTTGCTGGATTTGTTTGTGGTTGTGCAAACGCTTGTTTGCGGTTTGAAGTACTCATAATTTTATTTTATTTATGGTCTGGAATTAAGATGCCCAAACCTTGCATCGGTTATTATGATATTGCTAAATTATATAATTTTTTTTAATTAACAAAATTTTTCTATATAAATTGTTTACTCTCTCGGAATTAACTCCTCGTTTATAGTAAAAATTTAATACTCTTTTGATCCTGGTTAAATCGCTCTGCTTACTCATTTACTACCTCCAAATCTAAATAACGATAGCTATTTGTAAAATTCCCCCAGTCAACAACAATCGGCAGCGATGGCGAGCGTCTCGGATCTTGTAACTCGTTGCCGATTTCTCTAATAACTCCAACTTTGTCAGTTGGATTGTGTCTGTCCTTTTCTATTGCAAAAATGCTCGTTTCTTTTATTTTTACTTTTTGTCCTACTTCCATAATATTAAAATTTTAGTGATATTGAATTTTTGCGAGGTGTCGTTCCAACCTTTGGAACTTCGTTTCCGTACGCGTCAAAAATATGTTGTTTTTGAGCTAATTTTAAAAGCTCAACTCTCTCGTCCAAATCGGCTTTTAATTCTCTGTAAACTTCGTCCTCGATATAGTTTAAAGTTTCGCCTCCATTTGTTGGAATGAACTCAACGCCGTAGCATTTTAGTTTTTCCTCTGGCAAATGTTTTCTCATCTCTGAGTCAGCCGAATTGACAACTTCTTTTAATCGGCAAATATTTGCCATAAATTGATATTTGTCAACCTCTCCGCTTTCGATTACATTGTCAACCATTCTTTTGCCGGTTAAGATTGCATCTTTTTTCGTAAATGTTGGCTCGTACATTGTAACGAATTGCTCTGAATTTTCTAAAAATAATTTTGAATTTGCTCCCAATTTAGTTTTCGTTTTCGTATGCCTTTTGGCATTCAGTTGAACAATAATTTTTTTCGCTTTGCTCTCCGCAAAATTTACATTCTTTGTCTTTTGTCTCTGGAGTTTCTAATTTCCAGTTATCGTAATTTTCCATTCAGTTGATTTTTTGATAAGCATTACACATTTTCTCGTTGTCTGAGTAATGGATTGATTGAACAATTTTTCTCATCCATTTATCAAATTTTTTGATTTTTTTTAGTTTGTCTTCCATTTTTCTAAAATTTTTTCGATTGTTTGTTTAATTTCGTTTTCTGACTCAATAGGGATTAACCTTTTTATTATTTTAGTTTGAGTTCCTTGTTTAAATTTTGGCTTTCGTCCGGCGTTTCTTTTATTCATTAAATAAGTCGTTTATATTTCCAAGTGTAAACTCAACATCCAAATAAAAACATATTGTAACCGCATCGTTAATTTTTAAATCTGAGTAAAATTCGTGATCCTCTAATATGTTAACAATGTTTGCGTATGTGTACGGATGATTTTCTTTTATTAAATTTAATTTTTTCTTAAATTTTGGTTGTAATCTTTTTAATAATGTCATAATGATAAATAATAAGTGATTAATCGATCCTGGATCGCAATTATTTTTTTTGCTTTGTCAATGTTTTCATTCACATTTAAACCCAAATTTATAATTTTAATATAATTTTGAAATTTAAGCTCTGCATTGTCAATCATTTTTAAGATTGCAATTTTTTTCTGGTGTTCGTTAATTAGTCTTTTAGTGTCCACTTCTAAAAATTATTTGGATTAATATATAACTCACTACAAAAATGCAAAACCTGTAATAAAATTTTTTTGATCTCATAATTTTAAATATTTGTTTGTTAATAATAGAGCAAAGATATAATGTTTTTTTAATTAAAAGGCCTTTAATTAAATTTTAACATAAATTTAACATATTAAGGCATAAAAAAACCACTTATAAAAGTGGCTTTGATTTGCTTAAGTCTGTGACGTCTCCAGTTAAGCGAATGTATTTAATTTTTTATTAATATAGTATAAAAATAATAATATCAATATAAGCCAAAGCCACCAAAATTCATTTATAATTGACGCTTTACGCTCCATTTGTTTAACAATCGTTTTAGATTGCGTGGTTTGCTTAATATTTTCTTTACGGCTACTTTGTACAATCTCGCTTTTTAGTGTCTTATTTGAGCTTATTTCGTTTCTGTGGCGTATTTTAGCGTTTAGATACGAGGTTTTTTTGCCGGTATTGTCTATAATAACAATCGCTTTGCAAGTGTCAATTGGCTCAATATAAAAATCATTAACGACTTTGTCAATATTATAAGCCGTATTTGTCACAATTTTAGTAGTATCGGAGATGCTTACTTCCGTTTTTGTTGTAGTTTCGGTATTGCTTTTGTTTACTTTGCGAGTTCCACAACTCACAAATAACAATAAAATTAAAAAATATCTCATTATCTTATTTTATTTTGGACTATTCTTAAATTATTAACTTCATAATCTCCAGACTTCTCAACTTTAATATGTGCAAATCCGTTATTCCAACTATTAAAGGGCATATATTCTGGTTGCAATCCACATAAACAACCAACGCTCCAGGTCGTTGTTACGTTTCCGCTTAAGGAAACCTCCGTATGTTCGGACGTTCTATGGTGATGGCCTATAATTGAGCTTTCTTTTGCTTTCATATAAAGCCCTCTCGCCGGATTAACCGGAGGAGCAAAACCGCTAAAAAATTCGTGTCCGTGCAATAGTGGTAATTTGCCCGCTTTGGCTATTTGCTTGCTCTTTACTTCTTGAACTCCAGCCTCTCCAAATCTTAAAATTGTGGAAAGTTCAAAATCCGGTATTCCTAAAAGCTCAGGCGCTTGTAATTTTAAAAAGTTTTGCCAGCGGTCTTCATGATTTCCTATTTTATAATAAATCGGAGCTTGAAAGTGGTCTTGTAAATTTTTTAAAAAGTTTCGAGTCATTTCTAACTCGTCAGCCATATTTCGAAGACGTCTGTCTTTAATAAATCGGCTTAACATATACATATCGATTGTATCTCCATTTAAATAAACGCAATCTATATTCTCGCTTTTACCATAATCGATCGCCAATTTAAGAGCATCGTTGTTTTGATAAGGAAAATGAATGTCACTTAAAAATAAAATGTTTTTGTTAGGGACAATTACTTCGCTTTGCTTTTCATAATCCGACTCTGGTAACTCAAAATTTTTTTGCATAAATTGTTTTCTTTCTTTTGCTGTTCTTACTGAGGTTAAATTTTTATTGCTTTTATTCAATTCGCCTCGATGCGCTCGTACAATTCCACGCGCCGCCTCTACGCTATTAAAGTCAATCGGATAATCTGCAACCAACAAACGAGATATTGCGTTCGTGGATGCGTGTGGAAATTTAAGTAAATATTCTCTAACAATCTCACCTTTATAAGTTATTTTCATATATTTGGATAAATAATTCCGTTTTGAAATATAGTGTTTTTATTATCAATTAAACTTTTTAATTTTTTCCAATCATATCCAAACGCTTTTTGAAAATGCGGAGCGTCTTTAAATTTTTTCCAATCTCCGCCCCACTCATAACCTTTAGACTTAAAAAAAGAAACTACAAATTGCCAATTTTTGTCATTATGCCAGCTAGCACTTTCAAAAGTTCCGTCTCCATTTTTATCGTACAATAAAACAATATCAAAAGCAAGCCCGTAATTGTGTATACTTTGCCAGCTGTCCGCGTTGGTTACCTTTGGCCTTTGTAAAAATAATTTTTTTTGCTCCTCCGGACTTCTAAAAACATACGCAAAACGAAGTCTCACATTTTTAGGCAGCTTTTTATTGCATTCTAAATACAAACTTAGTAATTCTTTTTTAATTTTAGGATGCGCTTTGCTTATTCTCTCAATTGTTAACTTGTCCTCCATTATCATTTTTATTTTTTTCCATTAAATACCAACGGCGTAATGTATATCCGGACGCTAAAACAAAAGCGACAATTTTCATTGTAGCGTCAACGTCTGCAAATGAAATCGCGTAAAAAGTTCCTGTCAATAGGGATGTTTTTAAATCTAAAAAGTATTGTCTCATTTTTTTAATCGTTCAACTATATTTGTAATGCCCTCAATTCCGATATAACAAGTTGCAATTACAACCCAGTCCTCCGAGGTTAATTTAGAAGTAAATAATCCTCCGCAAGCTATTAAAAAAACTAATAACTTTCGAGAGATCCATTTACTCAAAATTAAATCAAATTGCTCCTTGCTCATCTTAATTTATTTTATAATTCGAAACCGGCAAAATTGTGTATAATTTTTTTAGGGAATATTTCATTATCAAATTTAATCTCAATTTCCGACATTACGTCAAAAGCATATCCGTCGTAATATTCCGGTGCGGTAAATTCTTTTAAATCTGGACTACAAAATCCTTGTGTTTTTACTACTTTGCCAATCTCAACAACGGCATGGATACCATCTCCGTAAGATAATTTAGTATCTTTATTTAAATCATTAACCTCAATATAAACATTTTTGTTTATAAAATCTTTTATAGCCGTTTCTTTGTCTTTGTAATTTAATTTATATATATACATATTATATTGTTGTTAATTCAGCAAGTTCCGAATTTGTTAAACGTGTTTTCCAAAGTCCCGAGGCATTTACATTTTGTTTTCCTTCAAATGCACTTATATCATATTGAAAACCAAAACTTGTCAAAGTTCCGGAAACTAATCCGCTGGTGTCAGTTCCTATTTGATTACCATCTAAATATAAAATAAAATCATTATTTTTATAAGCAAATGCAAATTTATGTCTTCCGTTTTGTAAACCAACAACCGCCTCGATTAAACATGTAAACGAAGTGCCATCGTTATAACCGGCATAAATTACTCCAGTTGAAGTTACTTGTATAAAAGCAACTGAAATTCCTCTTACATAAAATAAAACAGGATTGTTGATTTGACTAGATATATTATCAATATAAGTGTCAATAAACATTGTTCCCTCTGTTTGTCCTATTAAAGAAGTTATCGCGCTTTTATTAATTACCTCAGCATTTCTAGTTATTGCAGTCGCTTGAGTTTTTATATATGAACTTGCATAAATTGGCTCTAATTGAGCGCCCCACAAATAAAGTCCGGAAGTTCCATTCCCTATATAATTATTTTGACCTGAATCGTTTAATATATTAAGTAATATTTGCGCACCAGCTCCAGTTAAATCGGCAAAAGTTGCTTGGCATCGAAACCAACCATTTCCGTAGTTTTCAATTTTACCATTTTTTGCCGGTGCGGTAGTTGTAGCAGTTCCCGCAGTTAAATCAAAAGTTACGTTCCCGGTTAATGCAAAAAAACCTTGTATTTGAAATTTAGTTCTCTCAGCCGCTTTAACAAATACTGAAATTGTATAATCTCCCGCCCCAACTGGAGGCTGAAAAATGTCAGCGGTATGATATCCATTTGAGGTATCTTCGATTAATTTGTCTCCGGTTGTTGTTCCGTCTGGAGCAACTACAACGTCAGTGCTTACTGACGCTCCAACTTTTATATATACGGCATTGCTAAAGTCTTCGCTGTATGTTTGCACGTTTGTTCTTTGTGGCTCTAATAAAATTGTCGGACAATCTCCGTTTAAATAATCTAAACGTGTAACATTATTCGCCACGCTTTCAATTAATCCATTTGCGTTTACTCTCGTTGCTGTTGTTGCTCTTGTCACGTCCAAGTCTCCCGCTCCATTGCTTGGGATAATTGAATAAAGTTTGCTCGCTTTATATCCGTTTGGCGTTACAATTAAAGACGCTTTGTCTAATAAACTCATTATATATTATTTAAATTTGATAATTGATTAAAGAGGCATTTTTTACTTTCAAATGTTCCTCCGTCTGCGATTGTTCTGTCTTGTAAAGTTGAAACGTTGTAAAATATTTCCATACTATCGTAAATGCTAAAATTAGCCGTAATAGTTCCGCCACTTTGTTGGCTCAAAGTTAAGGTTTTTATTTCCGTTCCGCTAAATGCTGCCGAATTTATTTTGCTTTGATAAGCTGTATTAAAATCAACTAAATTGGCATCGGTAACATATCGTTTATTTGTTGAGTCTGCAATTTCAGCCGTCGTAATGCTTTTATTTTTCCA